CCTGAAGCCAGAAAAAAATTAGTAAAAGGAATAGACCAAATAGCAGATGCCGTAGTATCTACATTAGGTCCAAATGGTAGAAATGTTGTTATTTCTAAACCTAACCAAACACCACAATCAACAAAAGATGGTGTTACAGTAGCAAAAAGTATTTCATTAGAAGATCCAACTGAAGAGTTAGGTGTTCAAATGCTTAAACAAGCAGCTATTAAAACAGCTGATAATGCAGGAGATGGTACAACTACCTCTACTTTATTAGCTAGAGAAATGGTTAAAGCGGGTTTATCAGCTTTAGATAATAATGCCAATGCCGTGGATATTAAAAGAGGGATAGATGCTGCTGTAGAACAAGTAGTTCACCATTTAACTCCATTTCAAGAAGATGTCTCATCTCAAGAGCAATTAGAGCAAGTAGCTACTATTTCATCTAATAATGATGAAACAATAGGCAAGTTAATTGCTACTGCAATGGAAAAAGTAGGTAGAGAAGGAGTAGTACATATTGAAGAATCTAAAACGGGTGAAACTTATCTTGAAACAGTAGAGGGTATGCAATTTAACAGAGGTTATAAATCACCTTATTTTGTTACTAATAATAATACTATGTCTACTACTTTAAATGATTGCTATGTTTTAATAGCAGATCATACTTTTACACAAGTAAAAGAATTATTACCAATACTAGAAAGTGTATCAAATACTAATAAATCACTTTTAATTATTGCTAAGGATATAGATAATGAAGCATTAGCTACTCTTATAGTAAATAAAATGAGGGGTACATTAAAGGTATGTGCTGTTAAAGCTCCTGAATTTGGGGATAGACAAAAACTAATGTTAGAGGATATAGCTATTTTAACTGGGGGTCAAGTATTTAGTAAAGAAAAAGGTATGAAACTTGAAAAATTTAGTTGGGAATGGTTTGGTGAAGCTAGAGTATCTACCATTACTAAAGAAAAAACCACTATTGTAGATGGTAAAGGCTCAGAAGAATCTATTGCAGATAGAGTAGAAGAATTAGCTAACCAAATAGAAAAAGCTGAAACACCATTTGAAATAGAAAGATTACAAGATAGAATGTCTAAATTTGTAGGTGGAGTAGCAATTGTTCATGTAGGTGGAAATACTGAAACTGAAATGAATGAAAGAAAAGATAGAGTAGATGATGCTCTTAATGCTACAAAAGCAGCTATTGAAGAAGGTATCCTACCAGGAGGTGGAGTTGCAATAGCAAGAGCTACACAATGGATAGAATATAATGGAAATGTAGATTTTAATATTGGAGTAGAAATTGTTAAAGAAGCATGTAAAAAACCATATGAACAAATCTTAAAAAATGCTGGTTTAGAAGAAATTCCTGAATTAGCAGAAGATGGCGAATGGGAAGGATTTGATATTAGACAAAACAAAATGGTAGATTTTAAAGAAGCTGGTATTATAGATCCATTCAAAGTTACTAGAAGTGCATTACAAAATGCAGCATCAATAGCAGGTACTATTTTATTAACAGAAGCTACAATAGTTGATAAACCAACAGAGAATAAATCCCCAGAAATAGACCCAGCTATGATGGGCATGATGTAATATGAAAACAAAGGTTATAGAAAGAAATGAGGTTATAGCAACAAGAGTACCACCTGGAGACAGGTGGTCTTTAGTTGAAGACCCAAAAAAAGTTATTCATAAATCCCTTACAGATGCTTTGGAAGCCTACCTAGGAGTTACTAACTTTAAGGGTGAATATAGGCTAGCTCCTTTAGATGGTAAATTATATGCTATTAAAACAACTGAAGAAGAGGTCAAACCTGAACCAATAAAGAAATATAACATATATGGTGATGAGTACTAAAGAACATTCACTTTTAGTAGAGAAATATAGGTCAAAAGACTTAACAGAATACGTTGGAAATGAACATATCAAGACCCAAATACAAAAATACCTAGACCAAGATGATATTCAAAACTTTATATTCTATGGTCCTGCTGGTACTGGAAAAACGACCCTTGCTAAACTTATTGTTAATAATTTGGAGTGTGACTACCTTTATATTAACGCTAGTGATGAACGAGGCATCGAAACTATTAGGGATAAAGTCACAAGTTTCTCAAGCACTATATCGTTTAAAAAGATTAAAGTTGTCATCCTTGATGAGGCGGATTTTCTCACCATCCAAGCACAAGCATCTTTAAGAAATACAATAGAAACGTTTTCACGTAACACACGTTTTATCCTCACTTGTAATTTTATAGAGCGCATTATAGATCCGCTTCAATCAAGGTGTCAAACATTAAAAATAGTACCACCAAGCAAAAAAGAGGTAGCAAAACACATAAAAGGGATACTAGACAAGGAAAAAACAAAGTTTGAAATAGAAGCTCTTGTTAACATAGTTAATAAACATCATCCGGATATACGAAAAATGTTAAATACTATTCAGTTATCAACCCAAAATAATGAGTTAGTAGTGGATGAATCAATTTTAGTATCATCAAACTATATAAAACAGATAATCGAGGAACTTAAACTAAAGAAAACTGATTTTAGAAAATTAAGGCAAATAATAGCCGATTCTCAAGTACGTGATTTTGAGGAATTATATAGGGCATTATTTGATCATGCCTCCGAATATGCCATTGGTAGAGAAGGAAGTGTAGCAATAATTTTGAATGAGCATCAATATCATTCTAACTTTCGTATTGACAAGGAAGTCAATATTGCAAGTGCATTAGCAAAAATAATTGAAATAAAAAAACCACAAGTGATATGAATAATCCACAACAACAAAAAATGAATATTGACTTTAAAAATACAACTATGATCGAAGGATTCGATGGTGGGCATTTATTTGGTCAAGCATTTGTATTAAGAAAAGTATCAAAATTCGTAGCAGGAACAGATGAAGATGCAATGCTTCCAATACCTGTATTTTATGATTTAGAGACTAAGAAAATTATAGCGGATTCTTTACCTAAAGAAATTAGAGAGGATTATAAAGATATTACTATTTAATTGAAAAATAAGATTAAAAATATTTTTGACTGGTTACAACATATAACGTTGTATAAAACATCAGCTTCTGAATTTACAGATAACGACTGGGAAAAGTTTAATTCATATATGGTGCACAGATTTATTAGTATGCATGTATATTACGTTGAAATCGCAGATTATGCGCAAAGTATGTTACCAAATATGAAAAAACAAATATATAATTTTTATAAAGAAATGTTACCTAAAAAGAAAGTTTGGCTACAATATATAAAGTCAAAAACTGAAAATATTAATAAGGATTTAGTAGAAGACATAGCAAAATACTATGAAGTTGGATCATCAGATGCTCTTTCATATATTGCAGTAATGACTAAAGAAGAAATATTTATTATATTAAGTGAAATGGGTAAAGACGAAAAAGAAATTAAAAAACTACTAAAATGAGTAAATTAGAGGAATTACTTTATAGTGCTGAAGAACATGGTAAAAGACAACAAATGTTTAAAGAAATAAAGAAATTAAAAACTGAAGACCCTAAACTCACTTTAGAACAACAATACGAACAAGCATATCAAAATGTAATGAAAACATGAAAAAAAGTAAAGTTATAGAAGCACTAACTGCACAAGCAGAAGCAGATAAAGCAAAAGCCTTAATGGCATTAGATTTATTAGAAAATCAAGCAGTAGGAATTGGTGATCACACAGTAAATGATTTTATGAAAGATGCTACAGAAGCATTAGAATTATTAACTGATGCAGATGATAGGTTAGAAACATTAAATAAATATTGGGGTGAACAACCTTTACCTTTTTAATATGAATACAGCAGAAGACTTCAAAGCATACCAAGCAGAATCAGATCATACAGTGGCTCATTTTGAAAAAGAATACCCTGAACTATCTCAGGAATTTAAAGAAATTCAAGATGAAATGTATAGAATGTTTGCTGCTAAACATATGGATTATGGTTTGCAAAATATTTCATTAGGTGGAGATTTAACTAAAGAAAACGATAAAAAATTCTCATTAACAGGTTTAGCTATTAGGTTAACAGATAAAATTTCAAGATTAAGAAATTTACTTACTAATGGTAGAAATTTTGTTAAAGGTGAAGGAATGGAAGATACGTTTATAGACATAGCTAATTATGGTATAATTGGTATGTTAGTAGGGCGTAATAAGTGGAAAAAATAGATGGCTAAAACACCTGCTATAGTAAAGGAGATACAATTATCTCCTAAAAGAGAATTAGACTACTCTTACCAAAAAAACATTTCATATTCACAGTATTCAATGTGGAAGAAATGTCCTAAACAATGGGCTTTACAATATAGAGACGGTCATAAAGTTTATACACCTAGTATCCATACTGTATTTGGAAAAGCATTACATGAAGCATTCCAACATTATATTCAAACAATATATGATACAAGTGCAGCAGCTGCTGATAGGGAAGATATTTTAAAAATACTTAAAGACCAACTTAGAGTACATTACCAGGATGAATATAAAAAAAATAAAAAACAACATTTTTCTAGTGCAGGTGAATTAAGTGAATTTTATCAAGATGGTGTTGAAATATTAAATTACCTAAAAAAACATAGGGGTAAATATTTTTCAAAACGAGGTTGGCATTTAGTAGGTATAGAAACACCTATATTGATGCCTCCTGTAAAGTATAATCCTAATGTTTTATTTATGGGTTACTTAGATATTGTAATGTATAATGAAAAATTAAATAAATTTAAAATAATAGATATTAAAACATCTACTAATGGTTGGAAATTAGATTACGTTAAAAAGAATGAAGATAAACAATTCCAACTTATATTATATAAAAAATATTTTGCAGAACAATTTGGAGTCCCAGTAGAAAATATTGATATTGAGTTCTTCATTACAAGAAGGAAAGTATACGAAGAAGGAGATTTTCCACAAAAACGATTTCAAATGTATTCTCCACCTTCGGGTAAAATAAAAATAAGTAGAGCAACTAAAGCAATTGAAGAATTTATGAGCGAATGTTTTATAAAAAATGAACACTCAACAAAAGAAATGTTACCTAACCCAAGTAAATGGAACTGCACTTTTTGTGCTTTTAAAGAAGATAAAAAACTATGCGGTTTAGGTGAACATTTTTAAATCTATACGTATGTATGGATATAAATAGTTTTATTAAATTAAAGATTATGACAGCA